GCCTGTAGTTAAGATCGACGCCGTCCGTGACCGCACCGGAACGATAGTCGACCCTTCTAATTACTATTTAGTAGATCATTCTACACTTCAAGCACGTTCAGGCACAGCCTGGGCACCTTGCAACATTGAAGTTACATACACATACGGATCTCCACCTCCTGCGTCCGGCAAGGCTGCAGCCCGTACCCTTGCTACAGAGTTCATTAAGCTCTGGTCTGGCAATGATGACTGCGCGTTGCCTCAACGTATTACGGCTATCTCTCGCCAAGGCGTTTCCTACACTGTTCTTGACAACCAGGACTTTATCGACGAGCTACGCACAGGTCTATATGTTGTAGATCTCTTCCTTAAGTCTTCAAACCCAGATAAGGCACGTGCAAAGGCACGCGTATTCTCTCCAGACGTTCCTCGCGCTCGTCGTCACGTCCCCAAGCCTCTTTCTCTTGCGCCAAGTGTTCTTGACATGGTCATCACGGGAAAAGACGGCGGAACTCTCGACGTAAACATCGACTACATCAACGCCGCGTTCTTAGTTACAGATGATACATGGATACCTAACCTTAAGATCAGCAACTACAGCGGAACTAAGACAAGTGACCTTGGCTCAGGCGCCGTGTCTATCAATACCATCACTACCGACATCTCTAAGTCCGTCTCTCACAAGCAGCTTGCGGATAACATGGCGATTATTACCACGTCGACTGCCCACGGGTTCTCTGAAGGTGACTACGTGACAATCTCAGGCATTAACGCGACGTTTAACGGCTCGTACTACATAGCGGATGTTCCTACGACTACTACCTTTATGTATGTCAAGGTTGCAAGCGATGTTGCGTACGGCGCAGACACCGGAACGGCTCTTGTTACAAACGAGTCTCGCGACACACTAACATTATCGGTTCCCTACGCAGATGCGTATGCCTACGCAGGCTTTGTTGACCCAGGTACGTGGGATCTCTATGCAGTAAAGGGAACTGAAACTGTATATATTGCGTCCGGTAACCTATCACTTAAACTTGGCGCTGTACCGACACCTACATATACACTAGACAACTAGGAGACGCAATATGCCAATTATTGACATCTCCACGGTTGACTCTAGAGCGTTACACCTTAAGGATTTTCTTGACGCAGTTCTTGCCAAGGTAGTTGCTACCTATGAAGAATACAACGTAGATCTACCTTCACGTCGTTTTTGGTTAATGGGTGAGCCTGCGATTGACTGCGAGCAGCTCTCTGTGTCATTTATTCAAATGTACCTAGGTCTTCCTGGAGATCAGGCAAGTCAACCTCAACGCTGTACACAACCAAGAACCGCTGTGCTGAGCATTGCCGTGTCACGACAGATCCCTGTAGTTGGAAACAACGGCAAGGCTCCTACTGGAGAAAAAATCCAAGAGGGTTCAGAGATTGCGGCAGTTGATTGCTATCTATTTATGGAGCTCATGCGCAAACTCGACCAGTGGGAAGAGAACGAATATGGCATGGGTGTTATTGCAACCGTCGAGGCGGGGAACCCTGAGGGCGGCTTTGAGACCGTTCGTATGCAGGTATCTATGGTGGTTCCATAATGCCAGTAGGTCCAAGCGTAATAGTTTTTCGCCCACGTGCTCTTGACTTTTTGCTAAACGACCCTTATGGTCCAGTAGGCAGATATTTATTTGCTCGTGGACGCGCAATTATGGCAGGAGCTAAAAACCAAGTAGGAGTCAAGACTGGACGCTTAAAGGCGTCAATACACATGCGCCAAGAGCGTGCACCATTTGGCCAACAGATAAGAATAGGCTCTCCTTTAAGTTATGCGCTTATGCATCATGAAGGCACGCGTCCACATATCATTACTCCTAATCGCGCTCAAGTTTTAAGGTTTACTTCTGGTGGGAGAGTAATCTATACACATTCCGTGAAACACCCTGGAACAAGGCCAAATAGATACCTCACCGACAACCTTTATTTGATAAGATAACCTAGAATTAAAGCACGTGCTTTAATAAAGACACCAACACAATACGGAGGAAGAAATAATGACCAAGTTCAAAGATTTTGGTTCTGATGATGCAGGCGAGAAAGAATCAGTATCATTTAAGATCCACGGCGAAGAGTTTCATTGCCGCCCAGAGCTGCAAGGTAAGGTTCTTTTAGACCTAGTCGCCAAGTCAAGCTCTGAAGACCCAGCACAGGCTGCTAATGCAATTAACTTCTTCTTTAAGCATGCTCTTATCGAAGAAAGCTACGAGCGCTTCAACGCTCTATTAGTTCACCCAGAAAAAATTGTTAAGATGGAAAAACTTGGCGAGATCAGCGGATGGTTGGTGGAGATGTATGCTTCACGCCCGAACCAGGGGCCAGAAGTCTCCTCTCCTGGGGAATAGATCTCTGGCCCTACATTAATGGAAAAGCAATCGTGAACGGATTAAACTTAAAGGAAATGGAGGCAAGTGATATGCTTGATGTCTTGCACTACTTCTTTGAGGATGATCTATTCTACTCATCAGTTGAGCAAGCTGACGGGCGAGATCGTTCACGTATTGCTATCTATCAAGACTTCTATCAAACTTCATACGCGTACGCTACGAATAAGAATTCTAACGCAGGCGGCCAAGGAGTTTACAAGAACTTTGACGATTTAGAGTTTATCTCTGAAGATGAAGAAGAAAAGATAGTGCCTTTTGACCCTCTACAGAAGCAGAAGGCGACCAAACCATTTATTAGACCTACACAAGTAAACGCCGCAGCAGATCAGCCATTTGGCGATATGCTAGACGGTCCAATTACTCGATAAGAATATTAGAAAAGAAATAGGAAGGAGGTGAGTAAGTGGCAGTAATTGGAGACGCGTATATAGTCGTAAAGGCTATAACAACAGGCTTTGAGTCTGAAGTTAGAAGAGCAGCAAGCGGAATCAACCTAGAGCGTGACGGCTCTAGCATAGGAAAAACTTTTTCCAAAGGGTTTAATTCTGGAGCTGGCGGCGGTTTAGCAAGATCTTTTGACGACTTTGGCGCAAGCGCTTTACAAGCGCGCGCGCAGTTCCAGTCTCTTGTTAGAACTGGTTACACTGTTGGCCCTCTCATCTCCGTTCTTGTTTCTGGTATAGGCTCTCTAGCTGGAGGATTTGTTGCACTAGCAGGCACAGTGGCAGGAGCTATCCCTTCTCTTGTAGTGTTACCAGGCATATTTACAGCAATAGGCCTATCTGCTCTAACAGCATTTGCAGCTTTCTCTGGCGTAGGGAGCGCTATTTCTTCCGGGCTTAAAGCCGCAAATAAAGCTACGGCTGACAACACCGCTGCTAAGATTGCAGCTGCTCGTCGAATTGAAGATATTGAAAAGCGGATTGAAAAACTTGTAATAGACGGTCGTCGTCTTGAACGTGATCGTATCGAAGATTCAATTGAGGCAGAACAAGACAAGGCAAAAGCAATTGAAGAGGCGAATGCAGACGAAGCTGAGTCATATGCTAAGCTAGCACTAGTAAAAGAAAAAAATACTGAGTCAATGATTGAGGCGAACAATCGCCTTAAGGACGCTCAACTCGAACTTACAGAAGCTCTTGAGGCTGGCCGTGAAGAAATTCAACAGATTGGCTTTGATGCAGAGGATGCTGCGCTTTCAGAGAAGCGCGCGTCTATTACTCTTGAAAAAGCTCGTGAGACCTTACAGCGTACTCAAGATCTACCTCCAAATTCCCGCGCTCGTCGTGAAGCACAACTTGCGTTTGCTGAGGCTGAACTTGGTCTACGCCGTGCTAAGGATAAGAATAAGGATCTTCAAAAGGAACAAGATAAGCTAGCTGGAGATCCTAAGAATACAGAAGGATACATCAACGCGCTAGAGCGCCAAGAAGATGCACAGGCCAACGTTGCTCAAACAGCGCGCGATGCTCTTCGCAGCCAGCAAGAAGCTGAAGCAAACATTACAGCTGTCAAGCTTGAAAACACTCAAAAGATTCTTGACGCAGAGCAAAAGATCGCAGACGTTAAACAACGCTATCAAGATCGAGAAGAAGACCTTATTCGTCAAATTCAAGACGCGTATGATGATCTTGCGCGCGCTATGGAAGACCAGGCTACAGCCAATAAAGGCGGAGCTGCTGCCGTAGATGCATACGCAGACGCGTTAGATGGTCTTTCACCTGCTGCGCAAGCATTTGTTAAGTATATGGTAGGAACGTTTATACCAGCACTTAAGAAAATCCGCGATGCTGTGGCCGAAACATTTTTACCTGCTGTACAAGAAGGTCTAGAAAAACTCCGTACACAACTATTCCCTGCCCTAGAACCTATGATGGCACGACTTGGAACTTCGTTAGGTAAGGCATTTAACTCAGTTATCGACGCTATAGTTAGCCCAAGTAACATAGCTGATCTTGGCAAAGTCTTTGAGCAATCAGGTTATATAGTTGAAGGACTTGGAAAAACAATTGGAAATGTTTATGACTCTATTCTTTCAATTCTTGTTGCCGCAGACCCACTTATTCGTAAGTTTACAGATTTTCTATCTAAGAAGACAGCCGATTTTGCTAAGTTCTTAAACACCGCACAGGCGTCTGGGTCACTAGAAAAATTCTTTAATAAGGCAGGAGACATCGCTGCCAAGTGGGGTGAGATTCTTGGCAATATCTTCAGCGGCGCGGTAAACGTTGTAAAGGCAATTTTTGCTCCAGGAGGCGCTGGAGACTTTATTCTTACATGGTTCAGAGACGCCACTGCCGAGTTTGAAAAGTTTTCTGGGTCTGCCGCAGGGCAAAACCAACTTGCAAAATATTTTAAGGACGTATCTGTCAACGCTCGCGCGGTACTTGGCTCGCTAGGCGCGTTCACTAAAGAGATTCTTAAAGCTGGTGCAGACCCTAACGTTAAGGTTTTCTTTGATATTCTTAAGGAAGCAGCTCCTTCATTTGGAGAAATCCTTAAGCAGGCAAACGCTGCGGCTCCTGCAGTTGCTAAGTTTATAGTAGCGTTTATTGAATTCGCAAAGGTGACTCTTTCGACTGGAGCTATTCAAACATTCTTTGGGGTTCTCACAGGTGCTTTAGAGTTTATAACGAATATAATGTCAAGTCCTGGGATGAAGGCTTTGTTTGACTTTGGCGCAAGAATTTTTGCTGCGTTTTCTGCTTTTGGTCTTATCGCAACTGTTATTAGCTTTGCTGGAAAAGTAGTCGTCGGAGCCGTGCTTTCAGTCGTAGGAGTTTTTGGAAAACTTGCAGCTGCAATTCAGTACGCTAAAGGGTTTTTACTTTTATTTAACCTTGCATTTGGCGCTGCCGCCGCTCCTATTCTTATAGCAGTCGCAGCAGTAGCAGCTGTTATTGCTATTTTAGTGGGAGCCTATAATCAAAGTGAGACGTTTAGAAACGCTATCACAGAGCTTGGTCGTGCGCTAGGTGGAGCGTTTAGCGAAGCAATTAAAACTGTCAAATCCGCTTTTAGTGATCTTGGTCCTACACTTGGCGGAATAAAGACAGTTCTTAAGGGTATCGGCGATTTCTTAGGTGCGGTAATTGTTCCAATCTTTAAAGTCGTCCTTGTCGGCGCGATTAAGTTTGCTGCAGAGTCTATTGCAGCATTCATTCGACTTGTTGGTGGAATCACTAATGCTTTCGGTGGAATCGCAGGATCAGTTAGATCAGCGTTTAACGTTGTAATGGGTGTTGTTAAAGGCGCGATAAACGCTTTGATTAGCTTATGGAACAATTCACTTGGAAAACTAAGAATCAGTCTTCCAAAAATTGGGCCATTTGGCGGAGGAACAATCGGTTTCCCTACTATCCCTCCGCTTGCAGAGGGCGGAATTATTCCAGCGTCTCCTGGTGGAACGCTCGCACGTATCGGCGAAGCTGGTCGCCCCGAGCGCGTTGAGCCTCTAGATCCAGACGGACTTTCTCGTAGAGATAAAGCTATGATTCAACTTCTCGCTGGAAGTGGAACTGGTAAGTCTAATATTATTAACGTCTATCCTTCACAGGGTATGAACGAGTCAGAGCTTGCGTCTATAATTTCACGTCAAATCGCATTCCAACTTCGTCGCGGAGGAGCATAACATGGCGAGAAATAACCTAATCGTCAACCCTTCGTTTAAGACAGACACAACAGGCTGGTCTGCTACAGGATCTTCAACGATTACTCGTATCACCACCGACGCGTTCTTTGGCTCCTCCTGCTTAGAAATTACGAAGGCTGCGGCTACAAACTCAGGTGCGGTAATTGCATCTCGCATCTCTGTGACAGCCGGTACCTCGTACGCGGTTGCTGGATATGTAAAGGTCCCTGCGGGAGAAGAAACCGGTGCCTTTCAAATTAACGTCGGCTGGTACACCGCCCTAAGCGGTGGTAGCCTTATCTCCACGACGTCCACAATCAGTTTAGAGAACACTCCAGGTGATGACTGGATAAGACTAATGGGTGTAATGACTGCGCCTGCATTAGCCCTTGGAGCGCTAATCTCGGTGGTTCAACCGTTGGCTGGCACGGTTAGTAAGAAATTCTACGCAGATGCGTTTATCTTTGAGGCCGCATCTTACGTCGGCGAGTATTTTGACGACGTAACCCAGGCAACTGAAAACAAGTACGTCAACCTTGGTCTTACTCCGTTACCTATCCCTAAGATTACAGGAATGCAGCTTAACGCTGACGTTTCAATCGGAAGTCTTATTCTTAATACTGTAGATGAAAACGGCGTTGTTTGGGTGTGTACGGATATTGAGGGCTGGTGGGTTCATCCTGAGCCTGAGGTACGTGATATTCCTCGCGGTTGGGGAGACGGATCCTACGACGTGCGCGGACGATACCAGGCTCGTCAAATTACACTTAACGGAGTCTTTCTTACTCCAGACCCATCGCTAATTCCTGTGTCAAGAGATAAGCTTATCCAAGAGACAGATCTTGTCTACGTAGGCGGATGGTTAAAGACAAATGAAAATCCTACGAAGGCTTCGTTTGTTCGCCTGTCTGGTCAACCAGATATTCAAACTGTAAATGCGCGTGGACGCACAGAGTTTTCTATCGGCTTACGTGCAGCAGACCCTCTTAAGTACGAGTGGTACGAAGGACATGAACTAGGCTATCGTGAGGTGACGATTGCAGGAGAAGACTCCGGCACCGCAGGATCTGGCACAGGTACGGTTACAAATACAGGAAACGCATACTCACCCGTTGTGTTCGAGGTTACAGGTCCTATAGTCGGTCCCGCAACTATCCTTAACGAGACAACCAACGAGTCTATTACCATCATCGGCGCGTTGCGCGGAGTCTTGACACCTACCGTTTCTAACAAGGCTCTAACAGGAAACATTGCAACGCTAACAACCTCGGCTGCGCACGGGCTTCTCGCAGGCGACGTGGTAGTTGTATCCGGCATTGATGCAACATTCAACGGTACCTTTACGATATTAACTGTTCCAACAACTACGACGCTTACCTATGCTAAAACTGCTAATAACGTAGTATCTGGAGCTGCCTCTGGGACAATTACATCTAGCGCAGATATTCTTGAGATTGATACTCGAGATCACGAGGTCGCACTCAACGGAGATGTAGTCGGGAAGCGTAGTCTTATCGACGTTCTTGCAGAGTGGACACTCTTAGCTCCTGGCGCAAACGTATTTAGTTTTTATGATGAAGGTGACCTAACGAGCGCTGCATCTTTAACGGTGTATTACCGCTCTGCATGGCTAGGTTAGTATACAATGTACTCAACGACGAATCTACTTAGTGAGGTATAACCCATGGCACTGTATCAATCAGACGCAGCCACATACAGGTACTTTACTACCGATCTTTTAACCAACCAGGTACTTGCAGAAATTCCTTTCAAGGGAGTTTCCTTTGAAAGATCTATCAAGGCAGCGGGCAGCTTTGGCGGAAACATACCGGTTATCCCCGAGACAGCCTCAATGAACTTGTATGAAAGCACCATGCCTGGTAAAACAGGACTCTACGTTGTGCGTGATAGCGAGTGCGTGTGGGGTGGGATTATCTGGAATCGTAACTACAACGTCGTCGAGCGTGAACTAAGCGTCAGCGCATCAGAGTTTACCAGCTACTTCTTCCACCGTAATATCTGGAAGACATGGACGCATGATTTTGGCGCAACTATAGTTGCATCAGGCGGAACGCTAACTGGAACTCTAGAAGCTTTAGAGTATGACTTCCCTGTAGGATCATCTGTTCGTCTTATATTTCCAGAGGTTTCAGACTTTATCTATAACGCGTATTACACAATCGCGTCTTCTCCTACAAACACTACATTTACGATCACTGGAACCTCGGTTCCTAATGGAACGTACACAGGCGTAACAGTCTATGCTCGCGTAGATACGTATGACTACGTGCGCCAGCTTCTCGACGAGATCCTCGTTGACTTTAGTGGTATAACATTTCCTAATACGGACATCGAGCCCGCGCTTACTACTAGCCTTCAAATTACATCGGTTACCGCACCATCAAGTGTTACTACTGTAACTACCGCAGATCCACATGGCTTGATACCTACACAGACAGTAGAAATCTACAATGTATCTGGAGATTTAGATGGGCTATGGGACGTTACTGCAACTCCAAGCGACACTACGTTTACCATTGCGTCTGCGCTAACATCTTCTGTTAAAAATCTAACTAAGACTGTTACGACCAAGTCTATTGCAGACTTTACCGCGACAATTACTACAAGCGCATCTCACGGGTTTACCGCAGGAGACACAGTTGTGCTTAGCGGCGTAGACGATCCTACGTCTCTAGTAGTTGTGTTTGACGGAGAGTATCAAATAGTTGACACTCCAAGTGCTAACACTTTTAGAGTGTATGTTGCTGACAGCGACATGGTCTCAACTGCAGTGACAGGCGGAACAGCAGTAGTTCAATCAACTGTAAACGTTGGGACATATGGACCGTTCCCTGGAAACTCTGACATTGACATCGAGTATTCAACAGACGCGTACAGCGGTAAGAACGTACCAAATAATCCGTATCGTGGATATGAGCTGCGCTCAGTTGGCGAAGAGCTTGACGAGTACTCTGACACCGTAAATGGTTTTGAGTATCGCATTGACTGCGAACTTGTCTACATCGGCGACATTCCTACGTTTACACGCACGTTTGTTCTTATTCCTATTGACTTCCCAAATCCTCCAGCAGAAGGAGAAGTTTCTCCACCAAGTCGCTACGGCGCAGACGAGTTAGTTTTTGAGTACCCTGGAAGTATTATTGATGTAACAATGGAAGAGTCTGCCGAGGATGCGGCAACGCGTTTCTTTGTAGTTGGAAATATTCCTGATCTTGGCGAGGACATTAGCCAGCCATACGCAGTTGCGTCTGCAACTGATCTTTTATTAGCAGGCTGGCCTTTGCTTGATGCAGAAGAAACAAGAAGCGAAGAGTCTGATGAAATTGCGCTATATGAGCACGCGCAACGCTACCTTGCGGAATCACGTCCGCCTATCTCAGATATTAAGGTAAAGGTTAACGGATCTCTATCTCCAAAGATTGGTGAGTTTGTTCCAGGAGACTGGTGCTCGATTATCGTTGAAGACGAATTCGTAAGAATGCGTCTTGCAAGTGACCTTGAGGTTCGTGATACGGTAATCGTTCGTAAGATCGAAGGATTTAAGGTTTCAGTTCCAGATTCTCCAAGTTTCCCAGAGGAGACAGAGCTTTTGCTAGTTACAGAGCCGGAGGTTGACAAGATTGGCGAGTAGACGTAGACGCCGTAAGAGTATCGGCAAGGTTATAGTTGACGTTGAGCGTCGCGTTCGTCGTGTCGAAAAACGACCTGGTGCAAAGCGTCTTAAGACCAACGTTGTAACAACAGAGAAGCTTGGCTTTCGCGCTGTAACAACAAAGGTAATTCAAGAAGATGCGGTAACTGCAAACGAGGCAGCGTTTGGAGTTACTGTAGTTTCTGCTACAGACCCAGACATCGTAAAAGAAGGTACGACTGTTGTTGATCCAACTACAGGCGCACAGAAAGTATACAGCGAGAGTCTTGTAGATTACATTCCTGTGACAGACCCTACTGCACAGGCAACGGCAGATTCTAAAAATGCTAGCTACTATCAAGATAATGCACCGGCAGGCACCGCACACGAAGTTGGTGATCTTTGGATTGACACGAATGATAACGATAAGCTGTACTCGTGGGATGGAGACAGTTGGGAACTAGCGCAAGACTCGGCCGCTGCGTCATCCGCCGCGACAACAGCATATAACGCAGCGATAGCCTCACTTCAACCAAGTGCAAGCACAATTGTCAATGCCAGCAATCAAATCACCGCTGTAAATACAAATGGCATCACCGTCTACTCAGGCGGCTCGGCGACTACAGGCGCGCGTATTGTTATGAACTCTGCAGGCATTGCCGGTTTTGATGCGACAAGTACTAACGCTAGCACCGGCGCAACATTTTCAATTAGCGCGTCTACAGGCGCTGCTGTATTTAAGGGCAGCATCCAAAGCGGAAGTACTATTACTGGTGCTGCTATTACTGGTTCTTCTTTTACCTCTACAAACTATACATCTGGCACAGGAGTAGCAATAACAAGTTCTAGTGGAATAGACCAAATTAACTTTAACGTTGGAGGAGTTGAAAGGGCGAGCTTTGCCATCGTAAGTGGTGGATTAGTTATTACAGCTGGGTCAGCACAGTTGACAATGACAAGTCTTGGGTCTATTTCTTTATCCTCTGCTTCTAATACTCTTCTTATGAGCGCTGCTCCATACTTTACTGGAGGCTCGGGGTCTAACACCGGCGGAGGCTTAGGCAGTCTTAGAAATACGTGGGCGTCATCAGGTGATCCTTCTGGCGGAGATCTTGGCGATGTCTGGCTAAAGTGGGTATAGCAGATGCCAGCATATGTAAATGTTTCTACCGTATGGAAGTCTATATCAAGTCTCTATGTAAAGACAGCAAGTGGCGGGCCGTTCTCTAACGGCTGGAGAACTGTAACAGATGGCTACGTAAAGGTTGGAACTACCGGAGGTCCGTTCTCTAACGGGTGGCGTCGCATCTTTAGCTCGACTCTTACTCCTTCAATCGCGTCGACGGTAACCATCTCTCGCAACAACGCGACCTACCCTTCAACACTTACAGGTACAAACTTTTATTGGATAAACTCTACGTCCTTAACGTACGTCTTTCAAAGTTCGTCTGATGATGTTAACTTTACAAACATAGGCTCCGCAGCAGTTATTGCTAACCCTTCCTCGGGCTCTTCAAACACCGTTACCTACGCTCTTACTCTTCCAGATTTTCCTGCTTTTACATCTTATTATCGTTTTGTTGTAACCGCGGTGAACTCTACGTACTCTACCTCCGCAACCTCAACAAGCTCATCTGTCTCCGTGTCTCGTCCCGCACCGATTAACACCGTTGCGCCTACGATATCTCCTTCGTCAGGAACCGTAGGAGTCACACAGTACAGCGTAACCAGCGACGGCACCTGGGATCCTGTTGACGCAGACGGAGTGTATGACTACCTATGGCAGTCGTATGACACGCCAAGCTACATCAGCGCTCCCGGCACCAACACGCTATCTACATACACACCGCCATCTAACTTTTTAAGTTTAGGATACCAAAGCCCTATTCGCTGCAGAGTTACGGCAGCAAATGCTAGCGGCTCTACCGCCGCTTTTTCTAATACAGCTACAGTC